AATTGCAGCTATGAAACGACCAGTTATTGAAGGTGACTTCAGGTCAAATGTATCACAAGGTTCTGTACCTAAAAAGATAGAACTAACAGAATTAGAAATTGAAGAAAGTCTGAGAGCTGCTAAGGCAATAAACGGACATTGGGCGGCAGTTGATTTCATACCTAGTAAAAATAGGGAGAAAGAACCGCCATTTATGTTAGAGGTGAATTCATCACCTGGTACTGAGGGAATTGAAGATGCGACTAAACTTAATATATCTAACATTGTTATCAACTACTTTGCTGATAAAAATAACAGGTATAAAACACCAACGGAGTGTGGCTATAAAGAAGTGGTCACAATTAAACCTTTTGGGGAAATCGTTGCTAAGTTTGATACTGGTAATTCAGGCATGCCAGTTATACACGCTGATAAGTATAAGGTGGATGGTAGACAAATTAGATGGACTCTTTTAGGTAAAACTATCACCTCAGATATTATTCGTAAAGAAGAAATCAAAGTAGGTGGATTAAGAGATTATGATGAGACCAGATATGTAATCAAACTTGATGTAGAGTTTGCAGGTGGTCTTTATAAAGATATAGAATTTACTTTGGATGATAGAGATGAGAGAAGTCTTATCCTATTTGACCGTGCATTTATGAACAGATTAAATGTAATGGTTAACCCTCAAAGAAAATATGTGATAACAACCAAATACAGCATTGACTAATTGAATTAGTTGTGTTATATTATGATATAAGGAGTGAAAATGAGAAATGTAAAAATTATTCGTCTATCAACAGGCGAAGATGTAATCGGTGATATTGAAGAAAAAGATGACCATATTGTGGTTAAAAAATCGTTTGTCTTAATTCCAAGACAAATGGCACCAGGACAACCTGTTCAATTGATGTTGTCACCTTGGCAGCCATATACAGATGATAACGAAATTGTTGTAGATAAAACAAAAGTTATCACAATGATTAATCCTAAAAAAGATATCAAAAGAAACTACGAAGAAAACACCTCAGGTATTATTCAGGCAACGGCGGCTGACAAGCAACTTATTACTGAAACTAAATTACCTAAGGTCTAATGATAACTGTAGTCTTTAAAACTAAAAATGATACACAAGAAGTCGAAGTACCAGAAGGAACAACCATCATGGAAGCGGCCAAGTTTTTTGCTCGACCTTCCATTGAGCAAATTCCAGCAACTTGTGGTGGTGTTTGTTCGTGTGGCACTTGTCATATTCATATTGGAAATGATTGGCTTGACAAACTTGATAAAATAGATTATAATACTCCTGAAATTGACTTGTTAGAATATCAAAAGTCTTACAAGCCAGGCATTAGCAGACTTGGTTGTCAAGTCAAACTAAACAATGAACATAATGGAATAGTGGTGAATTTACTAGATGATGAACTTTTATAAAAATGTAATTGAACACAAAGGCAAATTACTTGTACGAGGTATCTTAGGCGATAAAGAGTACAAAGAAAAACTTGACTTTGGTCCTACATTATTTACTTTAACAAGCGAAGACACAGGTTGGAAAACTTTAGATAATCGTAATCTAAAACCAACTGAATTTACCAATATATTTGCAGCTCGTAAGTTTCGAAAAGAAATGCCTGAGAATAATCCTGTCTATGGATTAGAACGATATCATTATCAGTATATCGGTCAAAACTATCCAGGTCAAATCGAATGGTCTAAAGACTTAATCAAAATCTTTACACTTGATATTGAAACGACTTGTGAAGGTGGTTTTCCAGATGTAAACAATCCTGTTGAAGAGATTATCTGTCTTACTGTAAAGAACCAATCTAACAAACAAATTCTAACTTGGGGTGTCGGTGAATTTAAGACCGATAGAACTGACATTACATATGTGCAATGTGCTAATGAGAAACAGTTATTGTTTGAGTTTCTAAAATTCTGGATTAAAAATCATCCAGATGTTATCACTGGTTGGAATACAAAATTCTTTGACTTACCTTATTTGATGAACAGAATTAAAATGGTTGCAGATGAAGAAACTGCCAACCGTATGTCGCCTTGGAAGATTGCTAATGAACGAGAAATCTATGTACAAGGCCGAAGACAAATCTATTATGAATTGTATGGCACAGTTATGCTTGACTACCTTGATTTGTATAAATGGTTTATCCCAACAAGACAAGAGAGTTACAAACTTGACCATATCGGTGAAGTTGAACTAGGTCAAAACAAGAACGATAACCCTTTTGATACATTCAAAGAGTTTTACGAAAAAGATTTTCAAAAGTTTATTGACTACAACATCCAAGATGTGGAGATTGTTGATGCGTTAGAAGACAAACTTGGTTTGATTGAACTAGCATTGACCGTTGCATATGAATCCAAAGTTAACTATGACGATATCTTTTCACAAGTGCGAGTGTGGGATACATTGATTGCCAATCATCTACACGAAAAGAAGATTGCAATACCACCAAGAGAAGAACATACTAAAGATGTAAAATACGAAGGCGCCTATGTAAAAGAACCAATACTAGGTGGCCACGATTGGATTGTTTCTTTTGATATCAATTCACTATATCCACATATTATTATTCAGTACAATGTTTCACCAGAAAAACTAATTGGTAATTCACCAGTGAGAGTTAATGTCAATGATATGATTGACAACAAGATAGACCTTAACTTTCTAAAAGATAAAAATGCCTGTATCACTCCTAATGGTGCAATGTTCAAAGCAGATAGTCAAGGTTTTTTACCTGAGATGATGGAGAAGATGTACAATGAACGAGTGATTTTTAAGAAGCGTATGTTGAAAGCAAAAGAACAATATCAACGAACTAAAAATCCAGAGTTAGTAAAAGAGATTGCTCGTTGCCACAATATTCAATGGGCAAGAAAGATTGCTTTGAACTCAGCTTATGGTGCAGTTGGTAATCAATACTTTAGATATTATGATGTAAGACAGGCCGCTGGTATTACAACTGCTGGTCAGTTTATTATTCGATTTGTTGAAAAGAATATGAATGAATATCTAAACAAGATTTTGAATACAGAAAACCAAGATTATATTGTTGCGTCTGATACTGATAGTATCTATGTTAATCTAGGTCCACTTGTTAAGCAAACTTGTGATGGTAAATCAAATGATGAGATTGCAGACTTCTTAGGTAAAGTTTGTGACAAAAAACTAGAACCGTTTTTAGAAAAAGTTTTCGATAGTCTATCTAATTATTCAAATGCATTTAGAAATGCTATGGTGATGAAACGAGAAGTAATCGCCAACAAAGGTATTTGGGTTGCAAAGAAAAGATATATGTTGAATGTGTTAGATGAAGAAGGTATCAGACTTGCAAATCCAAAACTTAAACTTATGGGTATCGAAGCAGTTAAGTCTTCAACACCACAAGTTTGTAGAGGTAAGATTAAAGAAGCAATCACTGTTATTATGTCTAAGAAAGAAACAGATTTACATAAATTGATTGCAGATTTTAGAAAAGACTTTCTTACAATGAAGGCTGAAGATATTGCCTTTCCAAGGTCTTGTAACAATCTTAAAAAATACCGTGATAGTGCAAACATTTTTATTAAAGGCACACCAATTCATGTAAAAGGTGCATTGATATATAACCACAAGATTGAAGAAATGAATTTACAAAACAAATATCCTTTGATACAAGAAGGCGACAAGATTAAATTTATCAAACTAAAACAGGCCAATCCATTTAAGTTTGATGTTATCAGTTATATTAGTACATTACCAAAAGAGTTTAAATTACAACCTTATATTGACTATGATGTTATGTTTGACAAGACATTCTTAGACCCTATGAAGTTTATACTAGATGCCGTTGGTTGGAAGTCAGAACCACAAGCAAGTCTGGAGGCATTCTTTTAATGGCAAGCTTGACATTTGGTATATTTTGTAGTATAGTTATATTATTGATACCAGTTTTATTATTATGGATGTGGAATGGCGAAGACCCTAAGTAAAGAACAAGCACAAAAAGTCGCAGCTATCTTCAATGACTATTTCGGTCAGTTTGATAGAATAGACCAGTATATGCGTGACCAAAAGATGGCACAGATTGAGAGTTTACCTCAGACTTTGCCAGGTATGGGCTTTGATTCCGATATGTTTGATGACTTCACTATATCTCCTGAAGATATGGATATTGAAGTTGTTGAGTTAGATAATCACACTTGGGACACCTGTATTAATATGATTTCAAGTCATAGTAATATGGTCAGTATTCCCGGAAAGGCATTGAAACTTGCAGTTAAAGAAAAGAATACTAATAAGTTTTTGGGTTTTATCCGTTTTGGCAGTCCTGTTATTAATTGTAAACCACGAAATGATTTATTGGGAAATGTACCAAATCTCACAACTTTCAATAAGACAGCAATTATGGGTTTTGTTATTGTTCCTTGTCAGCCCTTTGGTTATAATTATCTCGGTGGTAAACTTCTTGCTGGTATCTGTTGCAGCCATTTTGTTAGAGAACGATTAAATCAAAAGTATGATATGAACTTGGTGATGTTTGAAACTACATCACTTTATGGTAATACAAAAGGTGCCTCAATGTATGACGGTATGAAACCGTTTCTAAGATATAAAGGCAATACAATGTCAGATTTTATTCCAATGATGCACGGCAAACCATACTTAGATATGGTAGATTATGTTGAAGGTATTATTGGTAAAGGTGCATTAGTAAAAGAAGGTGCATCTAGTAGAAAACTTAAAATGACCACAGGTATTATTGGTCTAGTTAAGAAAGCATTAGATGGTGATGACCTTAAAAAGTTTGGTGAAACAATTGCAAATGCAAAGAACTTAACAGAACAAAAAAGATATTATGTTTCAAACTATGGCATTGAAAACTTTGTTGACATTGTAAATGGTAAAACAGATAAGATTGTTAAGGCTGAAAACTTTGACCGATACACAGTAGATAATATTGTTGATTGGTGGAGAAAGTTAGCAACTAAAAGATATAATAAATTAAAAGAAGAAGGCCGTATCAGAAATGATTTAGAGATATGGACCAAAGACGCACAGATAGATATAATTAGATAAATAATATGACTATGGCCATCTCAGAAACGGACTACAAAGAACTAAAAGAATATTGGGACTATCAACGAAAAGTTGAATACAATAGAGAAAAGGTTTTTTATATGGCTGAAAGAATTGCTGGTAACACATATACAGAATTTGGTAAATTACCAGTAGAAGAGGTACAATCTATTTTGTGGTCTAAGATAAAATCACAAGACTATGATAACCCACCAAAAGGATATATACCAGAGAATCCAGATTATAGACTATGGAATGAAGCCTGGCCACCAACATTAGATATTAAAAAAGCATTAGATGATGATTACAATTTACAAGAGTCCTACTAATTATATGTCACATCACTTCCCACCCCAGGAGCTTGACAATATTAAACAAATCTGTTATAGTATGGGTATAAAATGGTTTACTATAAGTTACAACGAAACGGAGCGAAAACAATATGAGCGATTTTCTCAAATCAATAATTAAAGAAACAGGCAATGAATTTGCCACACTAGCAAGTGATGGCACAGGCGGTGATGTAGATAACTTTATCGACACTGGTTCTTATTCATTTAATGCCTTACTAAGTGGTTCAATCTATGGTGGATTACCAGATAGTAGAATTACGGCAATTGCAGGTGAAGCTGCTACAGGTAAAACTTTCTTTGCATTAGGCATTGTAAAAAGTTTTTTAGATATGGACAAAGATGCAGGTGTTATTTACTTTGAAAGTGAAAGTGCAGTATCTAAGTCTATGGTAGAAAGCCGTGGTGTAGATAGTACAAGACTAGTTGTTATGCCTGTTGCAACAGTACAAGAATTTAGAACACAATCAATTAAAATCTTAGACAAGTACATTGAACAACCAGAGGATAAAAGAAAACCTATGATGTTTGTACTTGACAGTTTAGGTATGTTATCAACTACAAAAGAGATTGAAGACACAGCCGCTGGTAAAGAAACAAGAGATATGACAAGAAGTCAGATTGTGAAATCAGCATTTAGAGTTTTAACATTGAAACTAGGACAAGCAGGTGTTCCTATGATTATGACTAATCACACCTATGATGTTAT